CCGTCAGCGGGCGCTCAACGCCGCATCGCGAACAGCACCGCGTCGCGCTCATCCGAGCGCGGCACCGAGCGCCACGCGCAGCACCGTGGCCGTGACGCGCAGCGCGAGGTTGCGCGCCTCGATCGCCACGAGGTTCCGCTCGGTCACGGCGACGTTGCCCCATGACGCTTCGAGCGCCAGCTTCTGCGTGGTCGCGTCCAGGCCGCTGGCTTCGAGGATCGCGACGCGCGCGGACTCTTCCAGCAGCGCGGCGAGGCGCGGTTGCAGTTCCGCGCTCAGGTGCTGATGCATGGAGCCAGCGGTGAACCGCGCCTGCGCGCGCAGTTCGCCCCACAAGTCGGGCGCAGTCATCGCGTCACCGGGCCTGCGGCCAGTCGCTCGTCGCTCTCGATGCGGCGCTGCCAGTCGGCCAGCGCGGCGCGCACCAGCCGCTCGTCGTCCGCGACGAACGGCAGCGCGCGGAACCAGCCATCCGCACAGCGGGTGGCGAGCGCCAGGTTCGCGCGGTCGCTGGCGAGCCGCACGGGATCGGGACCGCCGGCACACGCGCAGAGCGCGAGGCAGGCGAGGAGGGTAAGTCGGGTCATGGGTGGTTCTTCTGCAGTCGATTGGCGACGTGTTCGGGGATCTCGCGGATCTGTTGCATGATCTGCACGTGCTGCGCACCCAGCACGGACAACTCGACGACGGCCTTTTCGAGGGCCCGCGTCTGTGCGTCTGCCTGCTCGGCGCGCTTCTCCTCGCGGGCCTCACGGCGGTCCTCGCGCGCATTGACCGTCTTGTCGCGCTCGTCCTGCTTCTGCAGGATGTAGCGCACGAGGAACGCCGCGAACCCCGCGATGGGGATCACGATGGCGGCGATCCACCACGGCTCGCTCGACGCCTCGACGAGCGCAACGGCGGACAGCGAGGAGGAGAGCACGGCGAATGTGATTGGGTAGGTCATGCTGTGCGCTTCCAGAAGTAGACCACGACGTAGGGCTGCACGACGCTCGTGGGCGAGCCCGTGAACGCGTGATTGTGCGATGACCCGGCGTCGGTATCCACGTCGTTGTTCGTCACGGAGTGGGCCGAGACCGCCGTGCCACTGTGCGCGGAGACCGCAGTGCCAGAGTGCGTCAGGCTGGAGGACGGTGCTCCTGTCGGCGTGGTTACCTCGCCGCCCTTTTCGTAGACCTCGACAGACTCCTCGGCTTGGCTCACCCAGACCTTCTCGAACGGAGCCTGCGTGACATCATGCGTGTGCGACGCGTGCGCGCTCGGCTGCGTCACCGTGTGGTTGGCAGGTTGCGTCACAGAGTGATCGCCGACCGTCACGTTGCTGGTGACCGAGTGCGTATGGCTCGCCTCAGCGGCGTTGCTGCCAGCAGACGCGACCGTCTTAGCTCCGCCCGTCTCCTCCGCATCGTCGAAGTCCTCGTCCGCAGGGTCGAGCCCGACCAGCACACGCCCAGCGCCGAAGGCTGACCACGTCCCGTAGCCGAGCAGATCGAAGGGGTTCGTTGGCACCACGGCGATGAACACGCTGCCGACAGGGAACGCCTCGCCAGCACTGCCACCAGCCGAGTAGAAGCGCATGCCGCCGTTCGCGTCGCGCGTGATCTCGACCTCGGAGTAGCCGCCGGTCGGCGACCCGACGACGTTGAGGTGGTCCTTCTGCAACACGACCGCCTCGGCGCTCGAAGTCTCCTCGGGACCGTCCTCCGCTCGCACGAAGTGCCGCCGCACCGCCACGGCCTGCGCCGCTGCGTGACGCGCGAGCGTGGCAGCCCGGCGACGCAGCACCGTGTCGTGCTGTCGATCCGGGCTGCGTGCGCTGTATGGCGGCCGACCTACCACTCAGACCTCCTCGAACTCCACGCTGACGGACCAGCCAGTCAGCGTCGCCGGAGCCGCCGGCAGGTAGACGCCGAAGCCGCTGGCCGAGTTGACGGGCAGCGTGATCTCGCCTTCGACCGTGGGCACCCACAGCCAGCCGTTGAGGTTGTTGAACGCGGCCTCGTAGCGCACGGTCTTGCTGCCTGCGCCCTCGACGCTGGCGTTGATGCCGGCGGTGCCTGCCGCGCCAGCGGTGCCGCCGACGATCAGCGACACCGGCTGCCCGAGGTCGAGCGGCTGCGGCGTAGCGGCCGTCGACGTGGGGAACGCCGTCACCTGCGTCACGAGCTGCACGCGCGTCTGCGCGCTCGTGGCGTTGTCCGAGAACGAGACCTCGACCTTGGTGATCTTGATCTCCTTCAAGCCACTGGCCGGAGGCCGGATGAAGGCGAGCGTCGTTGCGCCCGCGACGGTCAGGTTGGACCCGACGACTGTGTACTTGCGTGCCATTGTCAGTACTCCGTGAGGTTGCTTGGCGACTCGCCGTAGTCACCGATCTGGACCACGTCGAGCCAGAAGGTTTCGCCCGGACCCAGCGTGTAGCCGGCCGCCGAGCACTCGGCCGCCGAGAACTCTACCCAGCGATCGCGCAGCGCGCGCGCGCCAGTGCTGCGCGACGTGATCGTGCGGCGGTAGACGATGGACGCGCCCGAGGCGTGCCACAGGTCGAAGCGGTACGCCTCGTACGGTTCGTCGAGCGGATAGGGCCCGACCCAGCCGAGCGGCATCGCCAGCCGCGTCCAGTGGTTCACGGTGAAGCGCACCGACGTCACGCCGTTGATCGCCTTCGTGACGTCGCGCACCGGGAACGGCAGCACGTTGCGCCACTTCGCGACCAGCGACACGGACGGCGTGTCGGACACGTCCTCGCCAGGCGCGACGAAGCGGTACTCCTGCACCGGCTGCGTCTGGAGCCCGGCGCAGTCCAGCCAGAGCCCTTCGAGGTCGGCCAGCGACGAGACCATCGTGATGCGCGCGCCGGCCGCATGGTCGACGCCGCAGCCAGCGATCGTGCCGCGCAGCCCGCGCAGCAGCGTGCTGAGCGTGTAGCGGCCGACGCCGGTCTGCGTGACCGTGCGCGCGGCGAAGATCTCGACGCCGCCGTCGCTCTCGATGCACCACCAGCCGAAGCCGTCCAGCACGTTCTGCACGCTCAGCGACACCAGCGGGATCAGTCCAGTTCCATCCAGCACGATGTCGACCGTGTTGACCGTGTCCCAGGTGAGCGCGCGCATGCCGTGCGTCTCGCCCGGCGGGCCGGACTCCAGCAGCGTCTCCGTCACGCCGACCGTGGCCTGGTACGACAGCGTGCCGACCGCGCTCCAGTTCGCGCCCGCGTCGATACTGCGGTAGACGGTGCAGCCTGACCACGTGCCGCCGCCGGTCGGCCCGCCGCACAGCAGCAGGCCGGGCGTGCGCGCGTCCACGTCGCGCAGCGGCGGCAGATCCAGCACGCGCCCGACGATCGGCGCGCTGCGTGCCGGCGGCGTCAGCACGCGCCCGGCGGTGCTCTGCACTGGCGACCCGTGCACGGCCAGGTCGGCCTGTTCGGTGACGCCCTCGATCTGAACCTCGAAGTTCGCGCCGGTCGTGCGCCGCAGCACGCGCACGCTGAAGTCGTTGCCCTCGTCGTCGGTGAACGTCAGCACGTCGTTCTCCAGCACGTCGAGGTAGGCCGCCGGCAGCCGCAGCCGCACCGTGCGCGCGGCCACGTGCGCGCGACGCATCAGCGTGGCCGCGAGGTTCAACGTCTGCCGCTGCGTCAATGCAATGTGGTCGAGGTTGAAGTCGCGGCGATTCTCGATACCCAGCGCGCTGGGGAACCTCGTGCCGAACACCTGATAGCCGTCGCCGTAGAAGTTGTCGACGTCCTGGTGCGTGATGCCGATGCTGCTTGGCACGTCGTCGTAGCTCGCGTCGCCGAACTCGAACTTGCCGTCGCCGTCGCCGACGTTCATCAGGTCGGAGAACACTGCGCCGTTCTCGATCGCGACCACGTCGCTGTCGTCGACGTGGAAGAACGACAGCACGCCGTCGCGGTCCTGGCACGCGAGCTGGCCGGCGACCAGCAGCGACTGGAGCGCATTTGCGCCCTCCATGACGCCGCGCAGGTACATGCCCTCGAACACCTGCGCCGGCACGCCGCTGACATCGACGTGCGCCGCGTCGAGACCGAAGTGCACGCAGACCTCGCGCACGGCCTCGGCCCAGGTCAGCACGTAGTCGATGTCGATCAGCGCCTCCAGCTGCGGCGGCACCGCGCCGCCGAACATCGTGCAATCGAAGTCGTCCAGCACCTGATACGCGGTGCCTCGGTAGCCGGGCACGCTGTCCGCGCCCTCACTGGCGACGATGGTCGGGTCCGGGTCCTGCGTGAGCAGGCCAGCGTAGTAGTGCTGCGCTGGAACGAAGCTGTTCGGCAAGATGCCGAAGGTGAAGTTGCTGGTCTTCTTCGCACGCACTCGGCTGCAACTCGACGACGTGCCCCACACGAACGTCTGCCACTGCCAGATCGTGTATGGGTCGGGCTCCGGCTTCAGGAAGATGTTGCGCGTGGTCGGCTCGTAAGCGATCACGGTCCACTTGGTGACCAGCGGCTCGGCGGGAACCCAGCCGTTGACTGGACCGTCGTAGAACTCGACCACCACCTCCTCGCCGATGCTGAACACCTTGTCGCCAGGGATGCCGTAGTCGTTCTGGATCTGGATCGGGTTGTAGGCACCAGTTTGCGGCCACGGCGTGGCGCGGTGAAACGCCACGTTGTCGTCAGCACGCAGCACCTCGGCCGGACTGATGGGCGTGCCAGCCGTTGCCGACAGCGTCAGCAGGCTCTGGTTGCTGTACGTGCTGAGCGTGATCGAGGACGGGGTCGACGTGTGCCCGACGACCGCCGTCACGCGCCACAATCCGCGATTGATGTCGATCGTGCCGCCAGCGATCACGAACCCTTGCAGCGCACAGACATCGTCGACCTTGAACTTGTCCGTCCAGTCCGGCTCCTCGGTGGTGTGCATCGTCAGCACGAGCTTGCCGGCGACGTTCGCAACCGACATCTGGCTGGTGCGGATGCTGACGAGCTTGCGCTCCGACCAGTAGATCAGCTTGCCCATCGCGATCATCTGGACCACGCCACGCGTCAGCCGGTCGTTGACGGCCAGCGCGCAGTCCACGAACACGCGCTGCTGCTGCGTGCCAGGCGATCCCTTCGGCCCGCGCGTGTTGGTGGTCACCAGCCGCTTGTCCCCGTGCCAGATCGTGTGCACGGGCACGCGCACACGCCGCCCCAGTGCCCAGATGCGCGGCTGGCTCGCGGCGTTGTTGTTGTACGGGAGCCCGACCAGACGCGGCGACTGCGGATTGTTCGACTGCCTGTTCAGCGCCGCAGCGAACCGCGCGTCCATCAGCGCGCCACCGATCAGCAGCGCGGAACCGACCACCAAGCCGAACGGGCCCATGGTCGCCGTCATGCCGGCCCAGCCACCGGCCGACGCGATGACGCCGCTCGCGATCAACGACGCCACGGTGCCACCTCCTTCAGCCGCCAGCACCCGGCGATCGCCAGCGACGCCGGCAGTGGCTGCTTGACGACCCAGCCCGTGTTCTGCTTCGCGTGCACGATCCAGTCGCGGCGCGTGTCGACGTGCACCAGCACGCCCAGGTGCCGCGACTCGCCGGCCACGAAGAACGTCAGCACGTCGCCGGCCTGCCGATCCTCGCGCGCGATCGGCGTGGCGATCTGGGCGAGGCGGTCGTGCAGTCCGCTGGGCATGTTCCCGTAGTGCTCGACGCGGTCCTGCACCTCGACGCCGCACGCGCGCAGCGCGCAGACCAGCACGCCGACGCAGTCCAGTGCCACGCCCAGCAGGCGACCGTGCGCGCCGAACGGCGTGCCGACCGTGGCCTGGACCGCTTCGAGGAACTGCGCGCGTGCGATCATTCGGCCGGCTCCATGATCTGCGAGGCACTGGGCTCCAGCGGATTGCCGCCGAAGTTCGCGCCGTTGTTCACGTGCACGCGGTACGTCGAGCCAACGCCGGGGTTCGTGGTCCAGTTCGGCGTCACGGTGAACGAGGTCGCGTCGTTGTCCGTGATCCGGCGCGACTGATTCGAGCCAGTCCCGGTCTCGATGATCAGGTGGCTGCCGATGTGCGCGTCCGGCGTCATCATCTGCGCCGCATCGGTCAGCGTCGAGGAAGTTGATCCGGTCGTCGTTCCGTTGGTGGTCCACGCTGAAGCTGACGGGAACTTCGTGCGGCACGTGCTGAACTGCCCATCGCAGCCGACTCGCACAGTGCACTTGTCGCCGACAGCGATCGGGAACGGCGTGGGAACCAGCAGCTTCACACGTGCACCAACGTGCACGTACTGCGCGATCGGCGACACGAAGCCGACGTTGTCGCCCGTGGTCCACTCGACCTCGCCGTTCCGATACTCGTCGTCGACCCACGGACCCGGCCACGACGATGAGAGCATCTGCACGTCCATCCTGTCATTGTGGACCGTCTGCACCTCGACGTTCGTGACGGTCCATGGCAGGACGATCGCGTAGCACGGGTGCGTGCCCGTGGTGGTGCCCAGCACCTTCTGGCACTTCTCCGACCAGACGCCGCCGACCGCGCCGCCGACCGGCCGCGTCAGCACCTGCGACCGTGCCTCCAGCGTCGCGACGAACGCGGAGCCGGACCACTTGACGAACCGCACGAGCTTCTGGTGCCGCGAGATCACGAGCCACGGCGCGCGCCAGTCGACGATCGCGTGGTAGACCTCGGCTCCTCGGTAGCGGTCGCCGAGCAGATCCGGCAGCAGCACGGTGGCGTCGTCGATCACGCCGTGCAGCTCCTGCGAGGCCGTGCGCGCGGCGCTCTCGCGCGACTCGGCGGCCATGCCGGCCACCAGCATCGGTGCGTAGGTGACGCCCTCGAACGTCAGCGCACGGTCGTGGTCGGTGAACGCAACCGTCACGCCGTCGCGGCGCACGATGCGCACGAGGTTGGCGGGCCGCTTGCCTCGGTGCCGCCGCCAGAGCTGCGTCGCTGCGTCTCCGGGCCGCGTGGTCATCAGAACGTCACCTCCGCGCCGACGATCGTGCCGGCCACGATCTTGGTCAACGTCGCGCCTGTCCACCGCTGGATCGCGTCGCCCGGCTCGCCGCCGTCGCCGTACGGCACGGGCCCTGGTGTCGAGTACATGCGACCGGGAGTACCGCGCTGACCCGGACCACCGCCAGGACCACCTGCGTAGTAGCCGAGACCGCCGCCGCCAGCGACGTAGAGAGTGCCCGGCAGCCCTGCGGTCGCACCGCCGCCGGACCCTGCGGCACCGCCGAAGCTGGGCACATAGCCGGCACCGCCGCCGCCGCCGCCGCCTGCCTGTAGAGGCTGCAGCCATGGGTTCGTTCCGCCGCCGCCGCCGCCGCCGCCACCGCCGCCTTGGATGATTCCGCCGTTGATCAGCGCCGTGTTCATCTCGATGCGCAGTCCAGCGCCGCCGGGCCCTCCACTGAACGCGCCCGTGATCCCGCCCGTGTCGCTACCGCCCGCGCCGCCGTCGCCGCCGCGCCCGGCGATCGTCGCCCCTGCCTCGAGGATCAGCAGCAAGGTGCTGCCGGCTGGCATGATGTTGGTCGCGAATCCCCAGTCGAGCGAAGTACTACCGGCACCGAACGTCACGTCGGCACCCAGGGTGACCCGCGCAGCAACTGGCGACGTGCCATCCCACCCGATCGACAACAGATGCCCGCGCAAGTTGAACGAGTTCCGATCGTCGTCGAAGCGCAGGTCGTAGACCACGCGCCCGATGGTGACGCCGCCGGCCAGTGCCGCGCCGACCGTCACCTGCACGACCCACGTGCCGGCGAGCGTGCCGTTGGCGATCAGGTAGCAGTCGGCCACCTGATTCGCGGTCAGCGTCACCAGCATGCCGCCCGCAGCGTCCACGAGGTTGAAACTGCGCGTGACGTGCACCGTGATCTGCGAGCCCAGCGCGCAGTCCCTGGCGTCTGGCAGCCACACGTCGTAGCCGTCGAGGTCCGCCGACAGGCTGAACAGCCGCGCGCCACCGATGCCGCTCGGTGCCGGCAGTTGGAAGTCGCCGGTGACGGCCAGCGCCAGTGACTTGCCGTACTGCTCGTCGTAGGCCGTGCGTGCCATCAGTAGACCAGCCACGTCGCCGTGGTCCCTGAGATCACCAGCGCGACCCGCTTCGTGCTGCCCGCGCTCAGCGCGCTGCCGACCGCCGTGCCGGCGTCGTTGCGGATCTGGATCGTGCCGCTCGAGGTCGCGTCATTGTGGATCACGAAGATGTCGCCGCCGGGGAAGTAGTCGGGCGACGGCAGGTAGAGGCTGATCCCGCCGCCGACCGTGTGTTTGACCGAGTGCACCTTGCCGTCTGCTGCGGCGATCGTCAGCGAGCCAGTGACCACGTGCGCCTTGCTGCCGCCGGGGAAGAACACCTCCGGCCACTCGACCTCGTCCAGCACTTCGATCGCTTCGAGGCTGTCGGCGCTCCACGACTCGTACGCGTCCGCGCGCAGCTTGGCCCACGCGTCCACGTCGGCCGCGAACCGCACGGGCACGTCGAACTCGAAGCCTGCGGTGACAGCGACGCCGAGTCCCGGCGCGGCCGACAGCGTGACCCAGCCCGTCGCGTCCGGGCCGGAGAACGTGGCCGTCACGCCGGCCACGGCGACCACCGTGGTGCCGGCGACGGGC